CGGAATACCTGGGCGAACGAGTTTTGGATCGGCTGCGCGAAGGTGGTGGTCGGATGGTTATTTTCGACTGGCCGAGCTATCGCCGGCTTGCGGGGCAAGGAGAGCAATCATGAAATTCGCAGAACAGGACAGGTATGGGCAGGCAGTCATCAATAGCCTGCGCATCTACGGCCCGATGACGGTACGAGAAATTGCCGCGGCCATCGGGTTGAGCGTGAACGGGACAGACCACGCCATCAGAAGAATGATGTGTCGGGGACAAGTCGAACGCACTGGAGAGCGAAAGGGCGTCGGCTCTGGCTGCGCGAACATCTACCGCTGGGTGGACATCGAAGAGGAAGACAACGAGCTCATGATTAACGAGGTTGCCCGGCGCCGGGCGATTGAAGCCGCGGAAACGTTCGTCCGGGGCCTGCGTTCTGGGTACATGCCCGGTATGTTCGACCCTTTCCGCGTGCTGCGGGCGCAGGTGGGAGCATGAAACAAATGGACGTAGCCCTGGATCCGATGGGGGGCACGCTTCAGACCGGGCGTATCGAATTTTCTCCGGACTATCGAAGCCTTCCTTCGTCCGCAAACCTTCCCACGCCATGCCATTGCATCGGACCGCAGCCGGGGGAGAAGCTATGCCCCTGCGCATTGCGTGTGACGCCGGACAGCATTGTGCGAGCGCCGGTAATCGCCAAACCGATCGATCGCGGAATTCTGGCCCTTGACCCAGGGACGGAGCAGACCGGTTGGTGCCTGCTTCTGAAAGGGGGTTGTTCTCGGGTCGGGTGTTGCTCCTAATGCCCTAATGCTGGAGAAAGTCCAAGCGCGTGGCGCTTCGACGTTGGCGGTGGAGATGATCGCCAGCTACGGAATGCCGGTAGGCAAGGAAGTGTTCGAAACCTGCCTATGGATTGGTCGTTTCGTCCAGGCATGGCACGCCCCGGAGTTGGTCAAGCTGGTCTACCGGAAGGACGTGAAGATGCATATTTGCGGCACCACGAAGGCGAAGGACGGAAACGTCCGCCAAGCAATTATCGATCTCTACCCGGCATCAGGGGGTGGGGCGACCCCCCAAATCGGCACCAAGGCCCAGCCAGGCCCCCTATACGGGGTGTCCAGCCACGCATGGCCGGCTATCGGGGTGGCTTTGACCATCCAGGCGCAGCAAGGAGCGATGTGATGGAAGACCTACGCAAATGGGAGTTCCGCGACCCGATGCAGGTGGTGATGAGCAAGCAGCAGGCCGCCATCAACCGATCCTGCGCTGGCTGTGCCCATGCCAAGACGGTAGAGACGCCATTCGGCGACACGCTGAGCCGATGCCTGAAGGGCAAGCCATACGGGAAGAAGTGCAACCGCTACGAGGTGGCCAATGGATAACAGTCTGCCGCCGTGGGTAGAGGACGAGATCCACAACTGGGCTCGCGCGCAGTGGGAAGGAGAGTGGCCGGGACCGGGGCGGCCAGTCCATGAAGAGCCGGCTGTCTGCGCGTTCCCGCCCGAGCCAGGCCACGAAGACGACGATGAGCCGGCGCGCATTCCCGTTAACCACGACCGTGCGCGCAAGGTGAACCGCCTCTATGAGGCGTTACCACTGGCGGAACAGCGTGTGATCCAGGCGGAGTACACGCGACGCAACGAGTACGGCGACTTGCCTCCGCACCTACGCCAGGACAAGGCGTGCCGCGTGATCGGGATCGCGCTGCCTTACTACAAAGTGGCGCTGGGCAGTTTCAAGCAGCAGGTATGGAGGATGTTCGAATGAAGTACGCGCACGAAGTTATCGACCTGCTGGGGGCTTTCCCGGGACGTCGGTTCAAGATGCGGCAGATCATTAACCATGTGGCGCCGAGGGCAGATCAGCGCCAGCGCGCTGTGGTCCGCACTGGCGTGTGGCGCGTCCTGGTTGCTTTGGAAGAATCCGGTCAGATCGCCAGCACCCGAGACGAGGTGGAAAGCCGAGTCCATGTCGAGTACTGGTGGGAAACCATAACATCGACTTCTGGAAAAGCATTTCAGAAACCATCACAATACGTGCGGGAACTTGCGCCTTGAAGAAGAGCGATGAACACGAGAACGTGTTTCGCGCCAAAGCGCTAGTGTCCATCCGCTCAGCTTCATTCACGGACCAAGGAGTTTGGTCAAGTCTGTAATAGCGTTCCCTAAGCCAACGATCGACTTGGCGGTGTTGGTTGCCTTATTCGCGGCGGCGGTTGTTCGGTCGATAAAGCTCACCAACTTTTTCAGCACTGTAGTTTGAGTTTTATCACCGCTGTCCACCGCTTCCTTGAGCACCTCGACGTCGCTATGAAGAGCTCCGACAGATCGCTCAAGAGATTCTCTGATCTTCTCAACCCCACCAATTGAATACAGGTTGATAGATCGTTTAATCCCTTCAAGGTGCTTTTCGATCGCAGTCTTCAGTTCCAAAGGCACGTCATCCTGCCCTAGTAGAGTCTCTAATTCGCGGATAAGGTCAGTCATTTCCGACAGGTCTTCATCGGAAATCTGGCTTTCGACTTTTTCCAAGACTGCTGACGACCAAACCAAGCTCACGAATGTTAGCTCGTCCAGCGCATGTGTCACACTGGCCCAGGGGTTGCTGAAGTTCCCAATAGACAAGGCAGATTTAACTTGGTGGATTGCATGCTTGTACCCTCGCGGGAGAATGCCGCGGCTTTTCAACTGTTTCTGCAGTTTTGTTGCTTGTTCATCTGCCTCGATCAGGTATTCAGAAACTGTTATTGCGTTCCACCCGTCTCGGCCTGTGTGCTTTTGAAGTAGCGGCTTCCATTCGTCCAGTGCGCTTTTAGATCCAGGCGTGGTGATTCTATGTGCCTGAATGGCCTCCATAAGCGCTAATAGACGAGCTGCAGAGTTTTTGACGGAAGGCATATTCTTGCTGCATTAGTTGTGGAAAGGGGCTTATAGCATATTGTTACAGATGATGTCTGTTCAAGGTTAGAGCTGCCCATATAAGGAAATAAACAAATGGCGCTGACAGACAAACAGCGCCGCTTCGTGGATGAGTACCTCGTTGACCTCAACGCCACGCAAGCGGCGATAAGGGCGGGGTATAGCCAGAAGACTGCCTCATCCCAAGGCGAACGCCTGTTGAGGAATGTTGAGGTTTCCCAGGCCGTCCAGGACTCGCAGGCGAAACGGTCGAGCCGAGTACAGGTGGACGCCGACTACGTCCTGCGCCGCCTGGTAGAGATCGACCAGATGGACGTGCTGGACATCATGCGCGAGGACATGTCTCTCAAGCCGGTGTCTGAGTGGCCCCTGGTGTGGCGCCGGTATCTGTCCGGCTTTGACCTCGGAGAGATGTTCGAGGGCCGCGGCGAAGAGCGGGAAATGATCGGCATCCTGAAGAAGATCAAGTGGCCGGACAAGGTGAAGAACCTTGAGTTGCTTGGGCGCCATGTGGGCGTAAGGGCGTTCCGCGATCAGGTGGAGCACATGGGTAAGAACGGCGGCCCGATGGAATTTGCCACTCTGTCCAAAGAGGAATACCGTCAGGCCCGCCGCGAGATGCTGGCGAATGACGACTGCTGACCAGCGTGACTATGCCCGACGCCTAGAGTGCGAGGAAGACGGGCTGTATTTCGCCCGGTACTTCTTCAAGCAGCGCATGGGCAACAAGATGATCGTTGCCCCGCACCACAAGGTTATCCAGGACACGCTGGACCGTGTGGTAAGCGGTGAGATTACGCGCCTGATCATCAATATCCCGCCCGGGTACACCAAGACAGAGCTCGCGACGATCAACCTGATTGGGCGCGGCCTGGCGCTGAACAACCGCGCCCGGTTCATGCATCTGTCGTACTCGCACAACCTGGCGCTGCTGAACTCCAGCACGGCGCGCGGGGTCATCAAGTCGCAGGCCTATCAGGCAATGTGGCCGATGGCGCTGAAGGACGACGCCGACAGTAAGGCCATGTGGTGGACTGAGCATGGCGGCGGCGTGTACGCCTCGTCGGCAGCCGGCCAGGTCACAGGCTTTCGGGCTGGCCACATGGAACCGGGCTGGCAAGGCGCGCTGATCATTGACGACCCGGTCAAGCCCGACGACGCATATAGCGACACGGTCCGGGGCGGCATCAACGACCGCTTCAACGAGACGATCAAGTCCCGCTTGGCGATCGAGACGACGCCGATGATCGTCATCATGCAGCGCATCCACTATCAGGATCTCAGCGGATACTTGCTGCGGGGCGGGTCCGGAGAAAAGTGGCATCACCTGAATCTCCCGGTGATCATCGACAACAGCGATCCTTACCCGAGCGAGAACACGCACGGGATACCGATTTCGCACGGCCTGCCTGACGGATGGCTGTGGCCCTACAAGCACAACGAAACCCACCGGACGGCGCTCTTTGCCCACCGCCGCACTGCCGAAGCTCAATACATGCAGCGGCCGCGCCGGTTCAATGCCGAGGGCGCTTTGTGGACTGAGGCGTTGATCGCCGCGGCGCACGCGCTCCAGATTCGACATGACCGGAATCGAACTGTGGTTGCGATCGACCCGCAGGCAACGAACAGCGACGAGAGCGACGAGACCGGCATTGTGGTTGCCAGCTCCTACGGCGCTGGCGATGCCAAGCAATACTCGGTCGATGGCGACTACAGCGGCAAGTTCTCCCCTAACGGCTGGGCAACCAAAGCAATGGGCGCCTACGACCAGCACCGCGCCGACGCGATCGTCATAGAGACGAACCAGGGAGGCGACATGGCCGAAGAGACTTTGCGCAATGCAGGTTTCAAAGGCCGCATCGTTCGCGTGCATGCCAGCAAAGGCAAGTACGCCCGGGCCGAGCCCATATCGGCGCTGTACGAGCAGGGAAGGGTCGCCCATCAAGGCAGCCTCTACCTACTTGAGAACCAACTTATGGAATACGTCCCTGCCACCGCGAAGAAATCGCCCGACCGGCTGGACGCAATGGTCTACGCACTCACAGAGCTCGGTGGCGCCAAGCCCATCGGCATGCTTCTCCCAGGACGGTAAATGGCAATCTTCAAGGTCACGCAGCGCGATAGTGGCAAGTCCATGGTCGTGCGGGCGAAGTGCGTCTCGTGCGCGCGCACCGTGGCTGTCGAGAATGCCGGGGCCGAGGGTACAGCCGTCTGGCGCGACCCGGATCAATCGAGCGTTGACCTAGTGCGCCACGACGACAGGCCCGGCCTGATTCTCAAATCGGAATGAGCATGTCAGACACGAACAACAGCGAACAGCTTCAGTTGGCGGTGAATGCCGCACTGAGCCAGGCGCAGATCGCTCGCGCCCGTATGGGCCTGCTGGGCGGCCAGGGGATCGACAACAAGCGGCCCCAGGCCTGGTGTGAGTACGGATTCCCCGAAGAGATCGAGTTTTCCGACTTCTACGCGCTGTATCGCCGTGGCGGCATCGCTCACGGCGCCATCGGAAAGATCACGTCCGCGTGCTGGAAGACGAATCCTTGGGTGATCGAGGGCGACGACCAGGACAACGCGACCGATGAGACCGCATGGGAGCGCGGCAACAAGCAGGTCTTCACGCCGAAGTTCTGGCGGGCGGTGGCCGAGGCGGACAAGCGCCGTCTGGTGGGTCGTTACTCGGGCCTGCTGCTGCAAGTGCGCGACAGCGGTCGCTGGGATGAGCCCATCAAGCGCAAGGGCTCGCAACTGGTCAAGATGATCCCGACCTGGGCCGGAAGCCTCAAGCCGGCAGGGTTCAACACCAACGCGCAGGACGAGGGATACGGCACTGTCTCCAAGTGGCAGTACACCGAATACGGGATGGAAGGGAATGCTGGGCGCAAGGTGGATATCCACCCTGACCGCGTGTTCATCCTGGGCGATGCCTCATGTGATGCCATCGGTTTCCTGGAGCCGGCCTACAACGCCTTCGTCAGCCTGGAGAAGGTTGAAGGTGGCTCGGGCGAATCGTTCCTGAAGAACGCCTCGCGCCAACTGTCGGTCAGCTATGACAAGGAAGTGGACTTGGGCAGCATCGCCCAGGCCTATGGCGTTTCGCTGGACCAGTTGCAGGCGCGCTTCAATGAGGCGGCCCGTGAGGTCAACCGCGGCAACGACGCTTTGCTGGTCACGCAGGGGGCCACGGTCAACCCGCTGGTTACCGCCGTTGCTGACCCCGGCCCGACGTACAACGTCAACCTACAGACGGCCGGCGCCGCGCTGGACATCCCCAGCAAAATCCTGGTCGGCATGCAGACCGGCGAGCGCGCCAGCTCCGAAGACCAGAAGTACTTCAATGCACGCTGCCAATCGCGGCGTGCCGATTTGGGTATGGAGATCCACGATTTGGTGGGGCACCTGACGCGCATCGGCGTGGTCAAAACCATA